GTTTGTCAGAATCTATCAGACGGTGTTGCCGTGGAGATTCTTGACTGCGAAGAGGCGGTAGTATGCGTTGGTATTTGATTCTAGACCATCATCTGGTTTATTTGTACCGAAGGTGCTTGAACGACCACCAGCGAATGGATTGGCGACTAGACCGTAACGAGTCTTGAATCCAATCTTTGGTTGGAAGGTGTCTTGACCAACTGCGCGAACCATTTGTAGAGGAACATATGGGCAGTAGAAGAATCCTGCGTCATATGGTGAGGTTCCCTTGTAACCAACAGTGACAAAGTTGACATTATTAGCAACGAATGGATCGATGTAGACCTTAAACTTGTTGTTAAGGACGCCAGCGAAAACATTACCAGTATCATCTACTTGCATATCAACATTGAGTGCTGGTGAGAGGTTGAGGAATCCACCCATTGCGAGAGCAGAAGCGACATCTGCGCTGCATACGATGAAATTACCCTTGCCTCTACGAGTTTCCTTAGCAATAACATTTGCTTCGCGTTCAATTTGGAACATAAGTCCACGGAAGCGTTCTGCTGACCAACGACCATCTGAGTCAAGAACTAGATCGTAAATACCACCCTTGGTAGTACTGGTGTCATAACCAGCAAGATCTGATTGACGGCAACCAGTCTTAGCAACATAATACATTGCGCGAAGAATTTCGCGGTTGATTTCATTCATGATTTCAACCGAGAGAATATTAGCAAGTTCTGCTTCGGCATCTAGACCGTGAACTGCGCGAAGATCTTGTGCGAGTTCTGTGGTATATTCTGCCTTGAGTGCGCGTGAACGAGCTTGTACTGCGACACGCTCAATGCTGAATGCCATTTCACGGAAATCAGCAACTGCTCCATCTTTACCAAGAGTTTCAGCAGTTGAGGTTAACATGCCACGGAATGCGCTAAAGGTATCTGGACGACTATTAAGATAAGTGTAACCATCTGAACCTAAAGTTGAAAGAACACCTAAAGTGTGCCCATTAAGAATTGCTCCGTAATTAGCAGCACCAGGACCAGAAGCACCACAGATACCAGAGAACTTAGCCCATGGTTCGTCAAATAGTGCTTCATCGCCTCCAGTGTAACCGTTAGCGGTGTCGTTGCCGTAACGAGCGCGCATTGCGAAGATAAGACCAGTTGGTGCGCTCATTGGTTGAACGCCAGCGATGTCATAAGCGACAACATTGGGCATTGCGCGACGAACGAGTGAAATTAGAACTGGATCGTAACCAGCAAAGTTTCCTGCTGCGCCAACTTGACCAGCTTGAAAATTGCCACCGATACCGATTGGACCCATGGTATTTTCAAATAGGTTTTGGGTTGCTCTTTCTTCTTTCATTGCCTTGACTTGATTCTCAAGAAGGACTGCGGTTACGCGCTTCTTGTGAAGGTCAGTAATTGATTGAAGATCCTTATGGTCAAGAACGGGTGACCATTTCTCTACTAGATTGTCATATGGTGTAGTGTTGTTAAAATCAAAAGACATTTATTTTTCTCCTTAATATATTTTTATTTATTAAACTTAACTTTTTAGATATAGTTGTCCTGTACAATTCCAGGATTGATTAGACTAGTTAATCTTTGTGCTGCTTGTGATGAATGAACTTTTTCTGATTTTGGTTGATTCTTTTGTAGAAGACTGATTGTGTTGACAACAGTTTCCATGAGAGGATCGGATGAACCATCATTGCCTACATATGATCCAAATTGTGAGTCTTCAACAAGTGATTGTGGAACTACTGCTTGTTGGGGTTGGTGTGAAACATATGCTTGTTGTGCTTGAAGTTGACGGTTAAAATATGATTCACGCAGAAGAGCAACCTTTTGACGATATTGATCTACTGAATCAAACTCAAGACCCTCTGAAAGTTTTGCTAATTTTTCAACTTGAGTTGCGGCAAGACCAGAAGTTTCTTCCATGAATGCTTCAGCACAGAGATGTGCTTTGATCTCATTCTTGAGGTCCATATTTTGCTTCATGAGAGAATTTACATTTTCTTGTAATTCTTCATTTGCG